TCTTTATCCGTTTTCGGACATAATGTCCGCCATGTCCATCAGGATTCGGCTGATAGACACTTCGTTCTTCGAAGTAGTACCATCCGAAAATTTGTTCGCCCCAAAGCTTAAAGCTATCCAGCAGTTTAAGGTCGGATCCATCTGTTAAAGTAAGTTCAGATTCGCAATAAGAGATCCAGCCTTCCACGGCTTCGTCATCGTAATAGCATCCGGGATCATCGATCAAATCATCAATCAGATTCATCTGAAGTGAGACTTCTCGATTTACCGGTATTTCTCCTCTAACTACGGCATCACGGAACATACCGTAATACCGTGGTACTGCGGTGTTCGATAATGCCATTTAGGTCACCTACTTATTCTTGGCCTCTTTTTCCTTATCGGTTACCTTTGCGTTAACAACATTGTCTCCGAGCATCTTATTGACACTCTTCGCCATTGCGTACTTAGCAATTTGAGTAAGAGTATCCTGGGCGGCATTCTCCAATGCTTTCCCCACCATCTCTTTGCCCTTAGTAACCGCGGATTTCTTCTGAGGCGTCGCCATAAGCTGATAATACTGCTGTTCCAAACGCTTTCGATTGAGAACGGCATTCAGTTCAGCATCAGTCATCTCGCTTACGGACTTTTGTTTCGGTTTCTCCTCAGCCGGTTTAGTAGTCACTTTAGAAGTCGTTTTCTTACGAGTAAAAATCGAATGGTGCTTACCCGTAGAATAGCGATTTCGACCGGCCGTGGTAAGGCTGCCATCAGAATTCTGATACCGACGGACACCCCATTTCATACCGGGAATTCCATAATGGCAAAGTTCATCGCTATAAACAACCATTTTGAATTCTCTCCTTCCTTAAGGATCAACGGCGACATTAATTCGCCATTCGCACTCTTTTAACTGATCCTTTAGAAGTTGAACGAGAAATGAATTCGTTGGTGGATCAAAGTTAAGCTTCACATAGATGTAAATATATGTCTTGATGTCCGCCAATTTGACTCGATCGGAAATACATTCATCCCATGTATTACTTGAATCGCAAACCGTGAAATTATCAAAACTCGTAACTCCTAACTGAGACAGAAAAGAGCCTGCTGTATTAATCTCCGTAAGAACATCCTCGTCGAAACAAGTATCGTCCTCGGGGATTCCGATCTTTTTCTTGATCGTATTGAGGATGCTATCGATCATATGGATCCTCCTTAAATACGCTTAATGAAGATCTGCATACAATAACCGTGACCTGAAGGAGTGACCACTTCATACCACTCAGGATTCGGTTCGGAAACAATCTCAACAGTCGTATCCTTCTGAATAACGTAAAGAACGCGATCATTTACGCTCGGGCCTTTACGAATGTTGAGTAAGTCAGTGTCGACCACGACACCCTGACCAGCCACAACCGGAGTAGATTCTTCGGTCTGTACTTCGGGTGCTTTCACCTTCTTAGTCATATTTCCTCCTAATGCTTCCAAGGGCAAGTATCGAATAGCGATCTAGGAGTATAATCCTGCGGAAGTAACCGCTTATCGCCATAATGAATTGCCCGGTGTGTGTTATCAGAGCAACATATGAGATACTCTGGGTTGAATAGAAAATCAGTCGCCTGTGAGATGTCATCAACGAGTAATGGAACCATATGATGAACGAGAATTCGTCCATAAATAGGAAATTTTTCGATTCCAAGATCGCAGCAATCGCGTCCGATTGTATCTCGTAAGATAACTTCTCTTCTTACTCGCTTCCATTCTTCGGAACTATAGAATGCTTGATTGATCCATCGGTCATAGCCGAAGGTATCATCTCCAACATTACCACCGATTCGAAGGTACTCATATCGCTCGATCAAGGTTGGTAAAGTAATTAACTCGGAATAGCATTTAATATTCCGGCTCATCTTCTTCACTTCCTTGTCCACTATAGGTTTTGAATGCTTTGATTGCACTTTTGAAGAGTTCCTCCTGACTCTTCATCGATGTAATCGCTTCTGCCTTCGCATCCATCAGCTTTTTCTGAGTTTCCAGGAGCTCAAGCTCCTTCTGCTCCTTAGTAGAAGCCAACTTCAGATAATGCGTAATAACTTGCGAAGACGCTGTGCCCTCTCTTAACTGTTTTTCAGCAAGATCCATGGCAAGAGCAATCATATGCTTCTCTTGAGCTTCTTCCGTCAACGGCGGTTTACGACTGATAGCCATGTCTCACGGTCTCCTTTCTGCCATTTTGAATTTTACTTGATCAAGCCAAGTCGCTCCAAAACGATGGCAAACTGTTCACGTGTCAGAAAACCATTTGGGCTCGAGCCATCCATGATTTTATTCTGTTTGGCCTTATTCCAAGCATTCTGGAATACGCTACCGACCGGTTTCGTAGAACGCTGTGCCAGATAGTTGTCCATCATTTTGTTGAAAGTACTCTGATCCATATACTCATCCATTTCTGGGGGAAGTTTCCCCGCTAAAATCATTGAGCCGGTCCAAGCTTTATGGGCATCCCACTGAAAGTGCGGACGATCAACGAATGACTTCCAATCTCCACCCCAGCTAAAACCAACTTGCTTACCAATCTGCCCACACTTCATGAAGAAGTTCGGGTCATCGTACTCGTGTCCTTTTACATTCTTGCAAATATCGAATGCCAAACCAGCTTTCACCGAATGAAAAGTCGGTCTCGTTGCATTCTTAGAAGCATACCCCTTCTTTACAAGATCTCGCTGATACTCCTCATCACGAACGGTTTCCGTGACAAGAACATTCAATCCGGCATCTTTGCAAAGTTGTAGGAATGTCTCGCAATTTACACGAACATCAGGACGCAAATACTTCAGATCACGAGAATGCATCATTTTACTTCACCTTCGATTTACTCGTAGGTTCTTCATTGGACTTGTTGTAACTTGCGGTCGAAACACCGATCAGGGAACCGATAAATAATTCAACCGCAGTAATCGTTGTTACGACTTCTGTTACATAGCCAAATCCCCATGCTTTTGCAAGTCCAGCATAGAGAACTGAGCAAGCAGGAAGAACAACAACAACGAGCCATTTGAGGACGTCATATACCTTGTTGTTCATCTCGAACTTCATCGTTTTCATCCTCCTTTTTGTGTTTAATTCCGACAATCTTGTCAGCTAGTCCTAGAACAGCAGTTGCAACAGACGTAATTCCGCCCACTCCAAGAACGTACTGAAACAAGTTATCCCATTGCCAACCTTTGTACGAATAGAATCCGACGGTATATACAATGAATATACCGATGAAGATGTAAAAGGCTCGAAGGATTTGATTCCGAGTCTTTAACTTCTTAGTTCGTTTTCCGTTTGCCATTTTGATTGACAATGTGGTGTGCAGAAGTATTTAAATAGTCCTCCATCTCCTTGATAGAGGACTGTTTCGCCTTATCATCATCTTTCAATGACGCCAGAATACCTCTGCATATGATTGCCATCTCTTTCCGAGTTGCAGCCATGTCTTCATCATGATGTCGTCGCAAGTCAGCGATATCTCGAGCATGTGCTTCTTCTAAGCGAGCAATTCGCTCGTCCTGTTCCCGATCATATTCTAACTTGTGGACAACTCGAGTGATGTAATTCCATACAACTGCACCTGCACCAAGAACGGCAGCAAATGAAACCAAGGTTTGCCAGGAAATGGTTACCGGCATATACCTCACCCTTTCTATTTTAGAGTTGAGCACTTAATAGAACTCGTAATCGTGGCCATACCACGAATTCTAGTCAATGCTCAAAACTAAAAATAGAAGGGAGGGGGCCCGTGATGGACCCCCAAACCCCTCATACACAACTCACGCAAGGCGTGTGACATTGAGGCAAACGCGACTGACTGTTCCCGGAACACCACTGATTTGAACAGTGATCTCCGGATGGATCACGCGGCAAGCCTCGCCTTCAAACGCCGGGGCGATGGCGTCAAGCATATACAGCACTCCGCTTGCGACATTCATCGTGCGCACAGAACAAGGAAGCAAAGAGCCATTCTTGTAAAGAGCAACCACGACAACGCCAGCATCAGAGGGTGTAAATGCAACGGCACCGCTAGCCGTATAGAGACCATCAGTCAAGATACGGATACCCTGGAGACTGGTAGTCAGCGAACAACCCGTCTTCTCCAACTGTCCTCCAGGAGACAGAGTAGTACCCGCCTCGACGAAAGTCTGAGCGGTCGTGTTGAGCGCTGTTAAAGTGGACTTACGATAGCAATTGTTTGCCATTTTGAATCCTCCTTGCTTGACAAAGCACTATAGAGTTGGCTTAACCGCAACCGTTGCAACCGTTGCAGCTGCCACAGCCATAATTATTGTAGCAGGTATTCGGATTCACGCTCGGCTTGGAATAGAAATTGCCAAGCTGACCCAGGATATACTGGTTCTGCTCCATATTGCTGATCTGCGTCTTCGCGTCAGACAGCTTGGTACGAAGCTCATCCAGATACTGGGACTGGATCAGATCACGCGTCAGCTGGTTCTGCTCAATGATAGTAGTCTTGATCTCACAGCAGCAATTCTGCATCTGAGATCCCAGCTGATTGAAGGAAAGCTGGTTAGCATAACGGTTCTCAAGAACCTCCTTCTGGGTCGCGCAATTGCCCGTGAGGACATCACGCTCAACCTGAGAAAGATCATTCGCAACGACCGCGGCGCCGTTACCGAAACCGCGATTGCCGAAGAGACCACCGCCGTTGAAAGCCAGGAAGAACAGGAAGATCAGGATAACCCAGAGGAAGCCAGAGCTACCCCACGTATCATGACTGTTGTCATCCTCAAGAGCCTTCATCATAAGAACATCGCTCAGTTCTGCCATTTTAGTGTCCTCCTAATAAAAATATTATTTCAACTCAATAGTTGGCCACCCTACTGAGTTAAAACCAATATTAAAACCAATCGGAACCACTGTTGGACCGCACTTGGTTGGAAGCTACCCCACCAATTGCCTGTCGAGCTTCATTCCAGACATTGTCCGGAATATTGAAGTTACGGAGACCCATCTTTCTAGCCATTCCATAAACTTGCTGAAGCTCATCTAACTGCTGTGTACTTATCTTTCCTTCTTGGGCAAACTGCCGTATTGCTTTCGCAGGGTCGTCACCCCGCTTGATCATCGTTGACAACATTGCTGCTGTCTCCGGAGATCTCTTTGCCAGAGCGTTTAGTGCCATTCCTTGCGCTTCCTGCGGATTGCTTACCGCGTTCGCAAGTTTCACCAGATCCATTAGACTCATTTAAAGTCATCCTTTCCAAGATCTGACTCATCATCGTCTCCAAACGATCGAGTCGAGCATCAGAGGATTCCTCTTTGGGCTCATTTTGAGTGGAAAGTTCCTTCGTATAGTCCACAGAGGATTCACTCGAAGGAGTAAAGGATACGGCATCCGAAGAAGTTTGCATCAAGGGGCCAAATGAGTATGGTGTAATATATGTCTGACCATTCTCATACTTCTTGGCCCAGAATCGCTTATTCTTGAAATCAAAGAACAAACGAGGAGTACCATCCATTGGTACGGAGGCTTGCTCTACTTCACTCGGATCATGCACTTCGCTGTATTCGCCTCTACGGCGATTGGCGAACGTGTCATTAACGATCTGAGTAGGTTCATTCACTTGCGGTCGATTAGTCATATTCTGATACATATTGTTATACTGCTGCATCAGTTGATTTATCTCCTGCTGAATCTGCTCAGGGCTTTTCATCATCCCACAACGATTCCCCATTCCAGGGTTAAACATTGGACCGGGCATTCTCATTCACCTCCAAAAGCAGTTCGAAGAAAGGTTAGGACTTCTCCTGCTCCGCCGAGGAGCTGCTTGTATGCTGGAGTCTGAGACTGTTTCGCACGTTCGTGTTTACAATATTTAAGAACGAAAATATCGCCAGTCGTAATGTTACCTGTCTCCGACACTTTACTCAAGGTCTTAAACATCAGGTCATCTACTTTATCAGCCATATACTCGCTCCTTATGCATTGAACATATCCTGAAGGATTTTGTTCTCTTTGGCACGCTTAATCATCTGACCATGAACATAATTATACACAGCCAACATATCAGCCGGAGGCGCGCCATTCTTGGCCTTGTAGTCATTGATCAATGCTACAACACGATCATGAAGTTTGTTATAGTGCTTTGTTTCTTCCAGAGAAAGATCATAGAAAAGCTTCGCTGTCTCTTTATCGCTTTCCTTATACTTAAGGGCGAGATCGGCGTACGCCTTACTATCGGTAAGCTCGTCGTCAATCTTTTCGTTCAGACATTCGATAATTTTCATTGCTGATGTTCCTCCTTCAAATTTTTAACAAAGGAGAGGCCCTACAAATATGTAGCTATACTCATAGGACCCCTCCCGTGTATCCAATTGACGGTGCGAAATCAATAGGAGAGTACTCCGAACTCAATGAGATTATCGCTCAAACTTTCATTCGAAAAGACGAACTCAAAGAGAGGAGTTAAAGTGTACCAACTTCCGTCCATACCTTGCGCAAACAACGAAATACGGTACTCTCCATCACCGTTCACCAAATAGTCATCATAGATGTCAAAGGATCGCGATGTGTTCGCAGGCGTCTGGGAAAACGAGGCAATGAGCGTCCCGATACCAACTCCCCAGGATTTGCCGCTCTTCGTTGCTCGACACTCGAAAGACTTATACGCACCATCTGCCGTGAATGTCACGGTAATGTGGTCATGTCCTTCTACGGAT